GGTGTTAACATTTGACGACTTTTTTCACAATTCCCCAACAAATATGTCACAAAATCTTCATAAACTACACCTATCAACCTAAACAGCACACGCGTCGAATTACCAAGCTAAAGCACCACTTACGCAAGTATAAACTTATGACACTTAAAAATCTATACATAGCCAAACAACCTATAGCACCAATCTAAATATGTACAAACTGCACACGCAACGTATTAGCAAGCTAAACAACTTATAACGCAACCATAAACACGTCAGCACAAAATATAAACATTAGCAACCTAAGAATCAACCAACAGCAACCTAAAATCTAAACTTAATAAGTCTAGCATTATGTATAACAAGCCACTAACTTTGTAACCAATCCGCTAACGCACCCCGCCGCCCTTGTAACGTTTCTTGCCAGTAAATAGCTACATTAGTGTAATAAGTCTATTGTTTTGTGTTACTGGGGAGTGAGGTGGTAAGGGAGGAAAAGAAACTATATAATAGAAGAAAACTATAAAAAGAAAAAATTTTTAAAAAATACTTGCTTTTTAGCTTGTAACTGATATAATAGTAAATGTAATAAGGAAAACAACAGAGAAATTAAAAAATAAAAAATTTTAAAAAATCTGTTGACATTATAGCTTGTAAGAGTTATAATAAATACATAAAGAAACGAAAGAGGAATAAAAGAATGAACAGAATTTTGGAATTTATAATTAAGTTGATTGTATTTGTGTTATTATTGAAGTTTAGCTATATTGCACCCAACTTCTGGGTGATTGTAAGTTTAATTTTACTTATGTTACTTTAGAAAAAATAATTTAAAAAAGTACTTGTTTTTATAGCTTGTGAGAGTTATAATAAAAGAGTGAGGAAAGCAAAGGAGATAATAATATGAATACTTTAAAATTACAACAAGACTTAATTAAGGCGGCAAATAATAGGGACGAAAAGAAAAAAGCGTTTAATGGGTTTTATGTCAAGAAAGAATTTGAAACGATTATAGGACCTAACCACTCACAAGCGTTCGTTATACCTAACGAACAGCTATATATTGACGTTGAAAAAGTTTTCAACGGTAGAGAAGTACCAACTTTTGAGAATGTATTATATAAGATTGAAACAGATGAAAGTTATACTCTTTTAAGAAATGATAATACATTAGAAAAACGTGAGTTCAATAAGAAAAAGATTGAAGTTTATCGTTTTGAAAATCCTAACTTAAAAGAAAAAATTTACTTAGATAAAAAGTTCATGAAGTATTATGACATGGATAAATTAGTTATTTACGGTGGAAACAATAAACAGCCCGTTAGGATTTATGAAGATACAGAGTTCATCGGGGGTCTCGCTCCTGTATGGATACAAGACTAATAAATATTTTTAAAAACACTTGCATTATAGCTTGTAACATTATATAATAGATAATGTAATAAGGATATTTAACGGAGGGTTTTAAAATGGAAAGTATGAAACATTTTTATAAGTGGTACTATTCTTTATCTGAAAAGGATAGACAAAAACAACTGGATAACAGCAAACTATTATACCCGTTTAATACATGGGATATGAATTATTATTTACTAATCGGGAATTATCAAGTATTAATCGATATTGATGATATTGGCAACGAACTTGAATATCTTAACTCTGAAGATATCAACGATATCGAAAAAGAAACCCTTATCGATTTAGCGTGGAAAATTTACGAATAGGAGTGTTTAAAATGAAAGAATATATTTTTGAAAGTCCAGTAAGAGAAGTTAAGTTTGAACAAGTATCAGATAACAAGTATAATGTATATACTTCATTTAGCAAAAAATATCAATTCAGATGAAACAATAACTATTTTTCATAAAACTAAATAACATAATAGCCCGGTCAATGATCGGGCTTTTTATTTTGTTTTCAGTATTCGTTATTCTCTAGATTGTCTTAGCTTGTTACATGGTTATGATTATGAGATTATAGTGCTTTTGTTTCCAACACACTTATAACGTCATATAAGCCTGTTTAAACGTGTTTAAATTGATTATGTATGATAATACACGATATAGGAAACAGAGTCTTATATAGGTTATTACGTGCTTATATCAAATTGACTAAGGTCATATTTGCTTGTCACATGGTTATGATTATGAGATTGTAGTGCTTTGTTTCCAACACGCTTATAACGTCATATAAGCCTGTTTAAGCGTGTTTACTTCATCTAGGTATTATTATACCCAGCTTGATTTTAAGTAGCTTATAACCGCCCTATTTAAGACACTTAAACCGCACTATTTAAGACACTTAAACCGCCCTATTTATAAATATGAACATTTTATGACCGCCCCACCTCCTTATCTTCACAATTATAACCGCCCTACTTCACAATTAATTCATATAACCGCCCTACCGTCACAATTATAACCGCCCTGGGTCATATTCAAATATGAATTTTCACAGTTATGACCGCACTCGTTCACACTTATTTCAAAAAGTTCACAATTATGTCGAAAAATCTTCACAATTATTTCACAGATTTTTCACAATTATTTCACACTTTCTTCACACTTTTTAAACCCAAATCTGAATTTTCCAAAACACTTTGAGAATTTGAAACTTCAAAAACTTTTTCGATTTCAAAAAGTTCTGCACGTTTTTAAAACTCAAAAGTCGGTCAGTAAAATCATGAAGATTAATTTATGAACAAATATGAATTTTCACAATTATAACCGCCCCACCTCACAAAAACTTCACACTTTCTTCACAAATATTTCACAAAAACTTCAAACTTTCTTCACAATATTCACAATTATTTCACAATTAAATTTTGGGTTAAAATTTTAAATCTGAATTTTCCAAAACACTTTGAGAATTTGAAACTTCAAAAACTTTTTCGATTTCAAAAAGTTCTGCACGTTTTTAAAACTCAAAAGTCGGTCAGTAAAATCATGAAGATTAATTTTGATAAAACTTCATAACTTGTTCACACAAAATCATGTAAAGCATGATATGATAGATAGTGTTGAAAGGAGGTAATCATATGAACAAAAAGAAAAAGACTTACATTGAAACAGGAACACAAACTTTGCTTGGTCCTGTTATCAGAGTTTATAATGGACTTCATTTCATTGTTGAATGCGAATATTCAAACATTTGCTTATCCCGTGATGAAGTTGAAAAAATCATGATAAAGGAGAACGATAAATGAGAATAATTGTCAATGAAAAGTATTATAGACAACAAGGTAAAGACTTAGTATTTCAACAAAATACCAAAAATGAGTTGCACTCAACAACTCAAACTAAGGAAGAACCTTATTTTGCTTTAAAGAATGTTTTGAACGATTTTAGATTACGTGACTTATGGTCAAGTGAACATCTTGTAACTGAACTTGAGCTGTATTTTGATGATGAACTTATTGCTGTCATTCAGCCATGTTTTACAATCAATGGTGAAACATATGTTTCACGTAAAGAATGGTCACGTTGCTATTTACGTAACGGGGAAGAAACAACAATTGGTAGCACAACTGTTACTAATCATTTTTATTATGTTATAAGTGAAAAAGAAGTTCTTGATATCATTATATGGAATTTCATTGACGGGTTCCCATGGGATAGTGTTCAATAAATAAGAATAAAATCTTCACAAATTCTTCACACATTAAATTGGATATCATGGTATGATAGATACTGTTGAAAGGAGGTAATCATATGTATGATGAAAAAATAAAGGAAACATTAACTTTAATTTGGGATAATTATGAAAGTTTATCCCACAAAACACTTGCACAACTTTTTGCAACGTGTTATGATAATGCTATTCGTGCCAGTGAACATGATAAGTTTGCTGAAACGGAACAAACTTTTAAAGATACGTTTGCAAAGTTAGATAACAATGCACAACAACGTATCTTAACAGAACTCACAAAGACAAAACAGGAGGAATTTTAATTATGAGTAATGTACGTAATAATGTTAACTTGGTAGGTCGCTTTACGGCAGATGTTGAGTTGAAGTATACAAATAACGGTATGGCAATTGCAGATTTTTCATTGGCGGTTGACCGTAACAAAGAAGAAACAGATTTCATTCGTTGCAAGACTTTTGGTAAGACCGCTGAAAATATTGCTAACTTCTTTAAAAAAGGTGACCTTATCGCTGTCAACGGTTCAATCCAAACTGGTAAGTATGTAAACAAAGACAAGAAAACAGTTTACACAACTGATGTTGTTGTTGATACTTTCGCTTTCTTGCAATCAAAGAATGAACGTCAAGCACAACAACCACAACAAGCACCACAACAAGCTACACCGCAACAATTTCAACAACAAGCACAACAAAATCAAGCACAACGAACAGTTGGTATCAATCCAGTGATTACACCGGAACAGGCATATGACCAAAACACACAATTCTAATAAATAATGAAACAAAAGCCCTTGCAATCATGCAAGGGTATTTTTGTACATTCTTTTAAAGGAACGTGTTACCGTAAATGTCACGTCTTGAGAAACACTCTCGGCTCTCATTATCACTATTCCACATAGTTACTCCATTATCAAACATTGCCGCCAACGTATTCTTGACAACATGAGGAATATCGCCACTGACGTTGACATTACCAGTCTTGATATAATCGAAATGTTTCTTGATACCTAACCATGATGAGATATTAGAGTATGAGTTAATTGTATAGCCAAAGAGATTAAAGTATAACGTTGCGTTAATCAAGGTTGGTGCCTGACAAGTATAAACGTTAAGTCGCATAAGTCCGTTGTTGGTCTGTACGTCAGTTAAAATCTTGCCGCCTTGGTGAGCAATACTGTCATTTTGGTTACGGGTATCTGCAAGAACCGCCTGTTGACTTCGTAAAGTCTGTTCATAGTTGTTTGTCGCAACCTTGTTTTGATAAGCATTGTTTGCACGCTGATTTTCCATTGCAGCGTCTTGCCTAACACCTTGGATTGCTGTTGCAGTTGATTGGTTTTTACTCATAATATCATAGCCAACTCCGGCAGTAATTGCACCTCCGGCAACACCAAGAAGTCCGCCAACCACGCCACCGCTTTTAAGTCCGCCAATACCGCTTTTAGCAATGTTGAGTAATGACTTCTCACCATAATTTGATGATTGGTTTGCTTGTTCCATGGATAAAGCGTCACGACTTGCTGCCTGTGTTCTTTCAAGGTTTGCCACTGTTGTTGCATTACCTTCTTTTGCAAGCAACATATTCATTTTAGCGTTGGCTCTTGTGTTTGCTAATTGGTTACGATTAGAGTTAAGAAACATTGTGTAACTGTCAAGAATAACTGGAATATCCTTTTGAGTGTCGTCAATGATCAATGAATTAGTATATGCAGAAGGTTTATCATTATCTTGATATGAACCTTGATTGGTAGTGTTGTAATCGGGCAGATAATAAAATTCCTGTTGATTTTCACCAATTGTACCCATTCGATAAATATTTAACCCGTCTGAATTAAAAGCACCGTCATTAAGTCTTAAAAGGTTTAAATCTTTTTCAACCCCTCGACCATTGGTCAAGACAAGTTGCGTATATGGTTTTCCTAACAATTTTGCAGGAACATCCATGCCTGTTACATTTCTCAAAAGATTATATAACTCTTGTAAGATTTTACCGCCATTACCGATATAACCTTTACCTCGTTCAGGTGTAGCGTCATATGACTTAGCATGAATAATTCGCATGAGTTTTCCGCTTGAGTCACGTTGATATTCAAGCCTGCCGGTAGGAACATTTAAATATACACTTTTCTTGTCTGCACCAATCGTCATATCAAAACCTAACGTAGAAACAAGTTCACAGTCAACAACAAGAGAAGATGTTCCGACAAAACTCGGGTCTTTTGAGATTGTTGCAAAAATGTCTGTCGCTTCATTATTACCGTTCTGCACAACTAGCGTATTATTAAGATAAATATCAAGACCCCAACCCGTTTTGATGTTGTATGCAAAGAACCAGTACTTGTATTGGCTGTATGCTCCAAGCAACTCGCCTTTTTCTTTGCTTGCGTCTTTTGGTTGAGTGACGAACACACAAAAACGAATATTATCGTTATCAACCAAAGCACCGTTCTGATATCTGTGGAAGTGGCAGTATTTGCTCGAAATAAGTTGACCGGCACCGTCACCGCCAATTTCTTCACTGTTGTTTCTCCATAATTTGAATGTAGTGGTAAAATCCGTATGGTCACTGTTCCAGTCTTTAATGAATGCCTGTTTGATAAGTCCTGTACTTTTAGTGAGGTCCACTTTATCAAAATAAGTGTTCCAATTATCAATTGAGTAATAAATGAAAGTTGTTCCGTCATTCATGTATTCTAAATTGGTAATGAATGCAAAATAAGTTTGATTGCCTTTTTGTTGTGGGTTATAAATTTTAATATACTCATATTCTGCTAACTCATTGATATTAGCAATCTTACCGTCCCACCGTATAGGCTTGTTCAAGTTCTGATATGAAGATTTTTCCATACTTACGCTTGACAATGTAGCAAGATATCCCTCTAGTTCGTTTTTATTCTGCCAACGAACAATATGCTTGTACGTATCATCAAAACTGGTATTCTTGTAAAGTGTAATTGTACTTGTTATTCTTGCCATGCAATCACTCCGTTATACATTCATTTCATCTTTATGAGCTTGCCATAGTGACGCAAAATAATCTTCATTGTGAGATGATATCAACATCCCATTTTCAAAATCAATTTCGTTTCCGTCATTGTCAATAAAGTCAATTGTAATATCAACTTTTGATGTTGAACCATTAAAATTGCTTGACCATTGAGCTTGTGGTCCTTTACGGTATTGTCTGAAAACAACGCAATATCTGTTTCCGTTACCCATGTGACTCTCAGAATATCTGTGTAAAACACCAGCCGGTTGAAAAGTCCTAACATTTCCGGTATTATCAGTAAATTTAGCTATACCCTTACAAAAGTTTGCAATCATAAATTCCCACTTATAGTAATCGTTATTGTCAATACCTATTATAATATCATCATTAATCAAGTAAAACGGACTACCATTTAAAAATGTCCATGATTTATTATGTGACATATAATCAACGTATGAAGATACAAGTTTTGAACAATTAATTCCGTATGGAATACCTTTTATTCCTAATGATATGGGTCCAATGTGATTATCTGATGTAATCTTTTGTATTTTGCTTTGAGTGTTTACAAAGCATTTTTCATATCTAAAAATATTGATGTATGACATTCCTTTTAATTCTATATCACTTCGGGTTGCACCAAGTGATGCTGATGAGTCAGATTCACTTGCACCATATTCATCAACAGAACCAGGATATCTACAATATTCATTATTTGAAATGCATGAATAAGAGTGGTTTTGATTGTTACCAATCGTATCATACATTTGTATTACATAGTTATCCTTATTTACTCCAGTTAATTTACCGTTTTCACCTCTACTTGGTTTGTCCGTATTCGTTCCGTCAACATAAAAATGTTCATCTTCACCAATCGAAACATCAGGATGATGTCCTGTTTCACCTTTTTCACCTTTATCACCAATTGGTCCTTGTAGTCCCTCGGGTCCTGGGTCGCCTTGTGGTCCTTGTTCGCCAGTATCACCTTGTGGTCCTTTATCACCGGTTTCACCAATTACACCTTGCGGACCTTTTGAGCCTGTCGCTCCTTTATCACCTTTTTCACCTTTTAAACCAATTGGTCCTGTCAATCCTTTTCCACCTGTTATTGTACATGGAATACCCTGTGGTCCTTTATCCCCGATTTCACCCTGTAAACCTTGTTCACCTTGAATGCCTTGTTCACCTTGAGGTCCTACCTCACCTCTTTCACCTTGTTCACCTTGTAAACCTTGTTCACCTTGTAAACCTTGGACTCCGGTTTCACCAATATCACCCGTTTCCCCTTTATCCCCAGTTTCTCCACGTTCCCCCTTTAGACCTTGTATACCAGTTTTACCTTTTACACCTTGTGAACCTTTGTTCCCATCTTCACCTTGAATACCTCGTTCACCAATTGGTCCCATTAGACCTGCTGTGTTTTTGCCGGTATCTTCACCATTTACCACCCATGTTGAGTTTTCGGAGATTGAAATTTCAACATTATCATTTTTTGGTGTAATTGTAAGGGTATGTTCTACACAGTCTTTGGTATAACTGAAAACGAAATCATGTGTACCAACTTCATTTGTTTGAATACGAAAACTTTCAATTGTATCAACATCAACAGGTAAATCATATCGTTGAACAAGATTTTCAACTTTTTTCATAACCCATTGATGAACAAAGTCCTGCCAGTTGTTTGTATAAAAATCATTATTGATTATCTTCATAAATTCTATTCCTTTCTGTTAACTTTATAACTAATTATATACCAAATTTGCTTGTTTTATCAAGGGTACTAACTCGTTCATACATTGTCTTAATCGTGTTCACAACTTGCTCTTTATACCAAAAAGCACTCTTTATCAAGAGTGCTTTAATATTCTTATTTTGCCATGTCGGCTGTTTTCAAGTCATTATAACGTTTTTCAACTTCTGCTTTGTCAACAACGTAGGTAAAATCATCAATACGTGCTGATTGCTTTTGCCTGTTTGTGTTGTCATAAACAACAACTTCATGTTCACCGTCTGTTACTGTGGTTGTTGTTGATGAACCATGTCCTGAAATATAAGGTACAATAAGAAGATTTTCAACTTCATTTTCAACCCACTTGCCGACCGGAATATACCTTGCACCGCCAACATCAATAATACCATTGCAGAAGATACCAAGCGATAAAATCTGATTTGCCTTTTCAAGTGTTAAATCAAGATTATCTTTGCTTGTATCAAATTCGGGTTTTGTAATGGAAAGAATTTTAGCTTTGTCATTTACACTCCAGTTGCTTACATTGAACTTTGTTGTTGATGTACCGACCACAACCCCTGTGATGTTGTTACATACGTTAGGCTCTTTGAGATAACCGGTAAATGCTACATAGCAAGTCGGGGCTTTATCTCTTGTGATAGTCAACTTTACTGCACTTGAAACTTCAGTACCATAATCACGAATTGAAACATAATCTTGCCAGTCAATCAGACCGTCAATATGAGTTTCATTGCCGATTGTATTATAGTTGATTGACATGAGCGTGTTTTTATCGACTTCCTGGAATGTACCGTCACAACCTTTTGAAGATTTGCCGGTATCTACACCGTCAATATACCAGTTCCCGTTTTCACCAATTGTTGGGATTGTCGCACTACCATGGGAACCTGGGTCACCCTTAGGGCCTGTTTCACCTTGAGGTCCTCTCGGACCCTGTGGACCGGTTTCACCTTTAGGTCCGATTTCACCTTTTTCACCTTTCGGACCTGTCAAACCTTTTTCACCTTGTTCACCTTGAGGACCCGGGTCACCTTTTTCGCCGGGGTCCCCTTTTGGTCCTTGTGGTCCCGGGTCGCCTTGAGGACCTGTCGGACCTGCAGGACCCGGGTCACCTTGTGGACCAGTTTCACCTTTTTCACCTGGAATACCTCTTTCACCTTGTGGACCAACCGGTCCTGCCGGACCTTGTTCACCTTTTTCACCTTTTTCACCTTGAATGCCTTGCGGTCCTTGTTCACCTTGCGGACCCTGTGGACCCGTATCGCCTTTCGGACCTGTCAAACCTTTTTCACCTTGTTCACCTTGAGGACCCGGGTCACCTTGTAAGCCTTGGTCACCTTGTGGACCTGTTTCGCCTTTTTCACCTTGTGGACCTTGTGGCCCTTGAAGTCCTCGTGAAGATTTACCTGTATCAATCCCGTTGATAATCCAGTTACCGTTTTCACCGATTGTCGGCAGACTTGCTGAAGTTGATGTCAAGGGGACAATTTTTTCTTTAACATTATCTTCTTTATCAATGTATTTAATACGTAACTGATAGTTGCTGTCCCGTTGTTCAAACGTCATATCTTCAAAATACTTGACGTCACTTTGAATGTCGGGGATTTCAAGCCTTGGAACAAGTTCCATGATTTTCTGAAAAGATTTCTTGTGAACAAAATCACCAAAATTGTGTTCATAAAATTCATTATCGGGAATAGTGATTTTCATTTGGCTGTACCCTCCGTATTTTCTTTGTAAACAGGTAATTCAAGCTCTGCTTTTTCACCGCTTGAGTTCGTATACTCAATTGTCGGAACATAGATGTTGTCTTTCTTTTTGAAATGTAACTTGTCAATTGAAATATGCTCCGGCAAATCATCAACTTCAATTTCGGGAACATTTTTAATCAACATTTCCAAAATAGGTGTACGGACTACATAACCATATTGATTATTCAAAATATATTGTTCGTTAAAGTTAAATTTCATGTGGTTACTCCTTTCTGTTTTCATACATTACAATTATACAACAAAAAACCACCTTTATTCAAGGTGGTGTAATGTTGGATAATGAATTCGTTTGATATAATTATAATATCAAATCATTTTGGTAATGTCAACTCATTTTCAAAATTTGTTTAATGAATTTCACGCTTATACAAATTAATCTTAATCGTGTTCAACCTCCTAAGCATTCACAACGTAACGCTGTAAAAGCGTGACAATGTTTCACCGTCACTTACTTTTACATTGCGTTAACGTGAGAACGCTTGCCCAGTCGGTTTCACAACTTGCTTTAAGAAAAAGTTCCCCAGTAATTTTTGCGTTTTCCGTTTTGAGTTTCACCTGTCGGCAGATAACCGTATTGACCATTTTCCCGTGGTTGTCTTATCCATACATGACCGTCAGTCATGCAATAAGCGTCATAATTTACCTTATCTCCGCCCTTGAGAATAGCAATCGTTTTGCATTTCATTCTTGCACCATATCTTAATCTGATTGACTGTCCTGGAGCTAATGTGAATGTTCCTTTTTCAGAAGTCCACTTGTCGCCAAGTTCATCAAACCATATATGTTTTGCATTTTGTACGGGTTTCTTTACGGGTTGAGCTTTAGCTCCATTTGTCATAAACCCTGTATAATCATATGAGCAATCAATATGTTGCCCGTTGAAGTTGTCCGCAAATTGCCATGCACCACATTCAACACCGCACTTGGATGTACCATATTCGGCAATCCATAAATAAGAAGTAATCAACCCACTTGATAAATGAGTTTGTCGCCATGAACGGGGACAATATGTTGCAAGGTTATTATAGCCTTGTCTTTTGCATTCATTGAAAAATGCATTGCAACGTGATACAAGGTTATTTCCGTTCAGTAAATCGTTGCTTTCAACGTCAAGTACAAGCACACTGTTTTTATCAATGTTTTCTTTTTTGAGTTCATTCAGAAAATATTTGCATTCACACTCACTGTCTGCATTATTAGAGCCATGGAAGAAGTGATAAAAACTAGTTACAAGCCCTGCTGCTTTCGCGTTATGATACTGGTTTTTCCATTTTGGATTTACATAATTCGTGCCATGCTGACAGCCCTCTGTTACCTTGATACAAACACCTTTGATGTTCTGCTTTGCAAGATTTTTGAAAAAATCAAGACTGTCATTTTGGTAGCTTGCAACATCAACAAATAAATTAGCCATTATTAAACACCTTTCTTTATTGAACTACCTTAATTATAACAAAAACCTCTATCAATTGATAGAGGAAAAAAGAGCAATGTAATTTGGAAAAGGTCAACACTGTATCTGCTGACAATCATATTTTAACATAAATCAAAAACCCTTGCAACTGTATTTGCAAGGGAAAAATGTGCCATAATAATTCTTAAAGGAGGTCATGTGCCATTAACATTAATTATAATAACATTTATCGTGTATGATGTCAACACTTTAATCACATTTTCGGCAATTGCAACCATTTTCCACCACGTCTGATACGGTTATGACCTGTGTTTTCGTGACGTTGCGTGTTAAAATTCTCTTTACTCTTGTTAACCCATGAACCGCTTTTTCTAATAAGAATGTGGCCGTTGTTAGCATTAAGTGACTTCCATGTACCACTTTTACGTGACGCCATTGGTATATAAGTCTGTGGAGTTGGATTGTAGAGTTTAAAACCAATCAAAAGGTTTGCGTCTGAAACTTCACCATTTGGATAATGCGACCGATATTCAAGGTTCATGTTCGTTGAATATCCTTGTGGAGGAATGTTGACTGTAAAATCAAAAGTTCTCGGGTTTGGTGTAGTTACATAGTTATCAATTGTATTGCCTGAATGACTTGCAACAGTCCGCCCATTAAAAACAAGACTGTTTGTAACTAAATAGCCAGCTGCTGACATTGATGTTTTATAACCACCTAAGAACCCCAATTCAACGTGAACATCGGCAGAACAATAACCGTCGTCATAAACGTGTTCGTTGCTCCATGTAACCTTTTCCCACGTAAATCTTGTACTGGCAAAGTCAGAACGGTTTGTACCATACTGAATAAAGCCTGTGTTTCCTACAATTGAATACAAAAAGTCTTTGTCATTGCTTGACCACCACTTGCTGTAATCTTTGATAAGTGCTGTAAAACTTCCCAGGTTTTCAGAATACCATGCAGGTGTGCCACTTACCTGTCCGACCGGATGTGAACCACTTGTATCAAAGTTTGGCTTTAACTGTAATATCATAATTTACTCCTTTCTATCAAATACCTGCTGTAATATCATTTTCATGTGACCCACTACCAGTTCTGATATATGAATTACCGTCTGCAGTACCACCAAAGATGTTGATATTGCCATATGCAATAGCATGAGCCATTGAACCGTTAGCATTCATAGCTCCTGTACTTTTCAGATTGTCTACAATAGCGTCAAGTAATCTCTTGCTTTCATCATAAGAAGATTTGAGCGAATTGAAGTTCGTCTTAAGTGTTTCATGGTCCGTTTTTAAAGTATTGAAATTCGTCTGCAACGTATCATGAGCTGATTTTAAAGATGTATATTTATCATTTAAATCTTTATACTTGTTTGCAACATCAGTTTGTAAATCTGTGATTAATCTGTAATGAGTATCAAGCACATTGTCTATTTCTGCTTTAGTTGCATTAAGATTATTCTGAACGGTTTCAATCTTTTCAAGCAAATCAGACTGAACAGAATTTATTCGGTTAGTTAAATCAGTGTTGTATCTTTCAACTTTGTTGTTTAACGAATTAATGTTTGAATTAATTACATCAATTTTTGATTGTAAATCTTGTCTGATATTTTCAACTGTTTCAGTAAGTTGTGCTACCTTGTTACTGATTTCAGATGTCTTATTATCAAACTTTGTGTTGGTATCATTGATTTGTTGCTGTAAGTCTTCAATTCTGTTTACAAGGTCATTGAAGTTATTCAAAGTTGTATCATCAAGACCGCCTAAATGTTTCATGATTTCTGCAATTTGCTTATCATGCAACGTAAGGTGTTTTTCGTGAAGTTTCAGTCCTTCATAGCACAATGACTTAAATTCATAGTAATCTTCGGAGAACGATACAAGCCATTCATGAAACCAGTAAAGCCATTCTTCAAAAGTGGTATTCGGGATTGCAATAACTCCTCGTGTACCTAATGCGGAGAAACTCGCAATCTGTCTGAACCGTACTTCCCAGTTGTTATAAAACCAGTTCTTTTCAAACTGGTTTAAGTCATCAATCACGGGCTGTTTGTATTCTTCATTATTCTTAATCATGCAATTGATACGCTTGATTATTTCTTCCCATGCGTCTTTAAACTCTTTATCTTCCATGCTTACTCCTTTCTGTTAACCATTTGTATTCACAACTTGTTTTAGATACCTGCTGTAATATCATTTTCTGTTCTTCCGTTGTTGCTCCGGATATATGACCCACCGTCAGTAGAACCACCAAAGAGATTAATTGTACCATAGGCGATATTGTGAGCCATTGTGCCATTGGAGTTCATAGCTCCGCTACCTTTAAGGTTATTTACAATCTGTTGTAATTGCCATTCAAGAACCTCAATTCTCTGTACGTTGCTGTTATGCTTTTGCAACAATTCGTTGTATTTATTCTGCAAGTCATGTTCAAGACGTGTTACACGTTCTTTCAAGTCGGCAATTTCACGGTTGATTTGTTCAAGTTTATTATAAATATCTCGAAGTTGTCTTTCAATTTCAGTAAGTCTGTTTTCGATTTGAGTTAGTCTGTTGTCGATAACCTCCATATGTTTCTCTAAGAGCTTAATTGCCTGATAGACTAACTTTTTAAACTCATTATAATCATCTGCAAAATGAATTGCCCACTCATGAAACCAATACAGCCATTCTTCAAAAGTTGTGTTAGGAATTGCAATTGCACCACGTGTTCCTAGTGCTGAAAAACTTGCTAGTTTCCTGAATCTAACGTCCCAGTTATGATAGAACCATGTTTTCTGAAATTGATTAAGTTCATCAATAGTTGGCTTGGATATTGAACCGTCTGATATCTGCAACTGTTCATTGATTTTAGCAATGATTTCTGCAAAGGTTAAGTCTTTGTTATCTTCTGCCATTGTTTGTCACCTCGTTAATAAAACTATACACCTTATTATACAACAAAAAACAGTCTTGTAACAACAAGACTGCGTTAATCACCTTAAACCCACGTAACTACAAATGACCAGTCCCATAGTGTATTTACAAGGTGTTATGTATACAGACAACATAACAACCCCAGTTATCACTTGGAAAATGTTTCGGAGCTCTTCGACAAGCTGATACCCGACTTACACAATTGAGATGTTATCTGTTTAAATTTATTTTAGCATAGTCAATATGAAGTGTAAAGATTATTTATTTTTCCTTAAACATAATCTCTTTGTACACCTTAATCATTTCATCTTCATCAATTTCAATATTGCTTGAATTAATCACGTTCACAATATCAACTTCAATACACCTTTTCCAAAACGTTGCAAGGTCCAGTGTATCACGATTAGTGTTCTTGACTTCCAAAGGCTTATAACTGTTTTTACGATTTTTATAATAATGTTTGAATGGAGCAATTGTTGGTATTCTTTTTACGGTATATGTTGCATAAGAAATCGCATAATCATAGTAATTAGATGTTTCAATACTCATTATGTTTTTAATTAACCTTGGCACTTCCTTAATGTCAACGCACAATTCTGCACGAATATTTTCGAATTGCGACATTTTAATTTTGCACGTTTTCCTGTTGCCGATTATTTGTGTTACCGTTGAGATATCAACAATATCTTTTAATATTCCCTTAGCGTAAATATTATGGTATTTGCATAAGTTTTGAAGATATTCAATATTTACACTGTTTCCACGGTAATACCATGGTATTTTTGTACAAGGTATTTTTCCGTACCTGTTTTCAGTTTTCTTACCTGTCATTTCTTCAAACATATCATTAATTTCATCAACCCAAGTCATGTTATCTCTCCTTTAAACATTTCATTAATTTCATCAACCATTCGTCATTTTCTTTCCTAATTATTTCACTTGTTAATTTATCAGTTTCTTCCAAAAAGTTATGCACCATAACTTTATCAAAATCATTGTCATTTTTCAAACATTCAATGACATCTCGATATTCATATAAATAATCATGAGCGTCTGCAATTGCTAATAATCTTTTGAGTAAAGCCTTATCAATCTTTATCATTTAATTAACTCCTTTGATTTATTTTTGCGAATAAGAATGCGCTTATAAAGTTGCTTGCCATTCACACTTGCATTCATTGGCCCTTTATATGGTAAACGAATTGATTGCATTTCAATGCTTTTGTCCCACGCTGCCGCAACACCTAAAATTTCAAATTGTTCTGGGTTATATTTATCAATAAATGTAATTGGAACACCCATAACCTCGTCATAATCAACGGGTATTTCCGCAACTTTGTTTACATTAATAGCATTATAATTGTCATATTTAGGATATTTTTCAGGGGTGTAATGTTCATGCAAATTCAATTTTGATTTCAATCTGAACTCATGATCAAGATTCGTAAACCAGCGAATCCCTCCAACTTTAACATATGTTTTTCCTCTCTCATCTTTACCCCAATTCTTAGTGGTTATAGGATAATATTTAGGAATGTAAAAATTTGTACCCCCTGAATGAATGGAAACTCCATACCAAAGAAGATTATTTTTAATAAAAGGAAAAATTTGTTTGCAACAAACGGCATTCATGTTACCAAGAACCAAAAACTTTTTCTTATACTTCATTAATACATCTACAAATTCTCTGAATAAACTGAAAGGTGGGTTGGTAATCACAACATCACACTCATCTAAAATGTTTAAGCATTCTTCACTTCTAAAATCTCCATTACCTTTTAATACTGTTTTTATGCCTTTTTCAATGTCATTATCATTACCACCTGTATATTCTGTTTTGAACGCAATACCGGTTTCATTGTAGTAAGTTGAAACTAACTTTTTCAATTTTAATTCTGAAAAATTTAAATGCAGGTATTTCCAAAAAGCACTTGACTTAGGGTCATCACAATTGCATAAGACAATTTTGTCTTTCAAGTGTTTCTTGTAGTAGACCAACTCTTTTTCTACTGTATCTAGCATTGTATAAAACTCATCATTTTTGCCTTTCATTGCTTTATGCAAATTTGAATTATTTGTCATATTTAATTACCTCCTTAATTTATTTCTATATTCCCCTTCATGCGTTTTTGTTTCAACCGTGCATATAGTATCGTTGTGCCAACCACCATGAGGCACTAAAAGAATCCTTTCAATTTCATAAAATCTAAAGCGTCTAAGTGATAATCCGTATTGTATTCCGTGTTCAAATCATTAGTTACTGTCGCAATTTTGTTTCTATTTGCGAATGGGTCAATCCAATATTTTTTTAAATCAACTTCTTCACTGATTAATTTCTTAATTGGTAAAATTTCAAAAGTATTCTTATTTGGCATAGCCCACACACGTTCAAATCTTATATTTGAAGTATCATTAACTTTTTGTATCATATAATTACCTCCCTGATTATCTCTATTATAGCTTGTTGCATATCACAAGTCAATAGATTTTAAACAAAAAGTTCCCGTTATGCACAGGAACTATGGAACGATAATGAAATTTTAACTCGAAAGGCTTTCTCCTTTCTTGTTTTATTGTGCGTATATTATAACAAAACCATTGCATTTCTGCAATGGTAGTTGGAAAAGATGATTTATATGAAAGAAAAATACCAAAAATAAGGATATAAATAGGTTGATAATATATGTTTGCTGTAACTATATAATATCACCACATCATAGCATTGTCAAGCTATTAGCATTAAAAATAATCCCTCGTCTTTTGCCTTATCCCACATATTAATGTACAAGCCATTTGCAAAGGTTTCAAGCTGATTTACAAGTTGCATAATCGTGTACGCCCGACCTTGTGCATTGCTTTTGTTTGTTCCACCTGCGGTACTGTCACTTGTACTGTCACTGATCCCTTTTGCACCTTGAACGCTGCTTGCGAAACTGAAATTATAGTCCTTTGAGGGGTCACCTGTATTTAATGAAAAGTTTAACTCATTTTGTGGCGTATCTGCATTGCCTGCAATTGAGCTTTCAGAAGCATTGCTTGTTGAATGAGCTGTATTACTACTTGCGCTGTTTGTACTCGTCAAGTTGGTTACAAAGTTCTCATTGTCAATAATCATTTTCTGATACTCTTGAATATATAAAGGGAGTTGTGCGTCAAGAAAACCTTGCAAAACAACGAACCACGACATAGGATTTTCCTGCCCAATTTCATAGGTCCAAAAGTGTCTTGTAAAGTTCTGCAAAAGTTTGTCAATGATTTTAAGATTTAATTCTTCATTGTCTGTAAAATTATGTGGAAGAACATTAAAGTCTAAATGTTTCTGATAAAACTTCAAAGCATAATTTGAAATAATCTGATTAGGACTTACGTTCTTAAGATAATCAAAAGTTCTGGCGTCAACGTGAAAAGGGTTTTTATAATCGTCAGTATCAATAATATCAAAACTATCATATTGTGTTGTTGCGTCAACGTCACCAGCGAATGCACATATCATTGAAGATAACTCAACTGTGTATTTTGCCATTAGTTGTTTTCCTCCTCGCTTGTTTTGCTTTCTGCTTTATCAATAGCCTTGTTGGTATCATCTTTAAGTTTAAGAAGATTTTCAACGCTTTCTTGGTTAAGCACTGCTTTAATATTAGTCCCAACAACTTTATTAATAAGTTCAAACTGTTTGTTGCGTGCTGTAAGATAAATATTTGCACTTGCCTCTGTTAACTGTGCATTGGCGTTGGCCTCGTTAGCAACAAGTCTTTCTTTTTTGTCAATACCAGTTGTGTTGATACCCACCATAGTTAAAAACTCGTCAAATTCATTGTTGAATGCGTCTTTAAGTGTTGGCAAGTAGTTAGGTGTTTGCAAATTTGCCACTTGCATAACATCATTAATTGACGTCATATCCCCGTCAAGTTCAATACATGGAGTTCCGTTCATCACACCTAAGAACACGTTCTTTGCAGTCAGATTTTTATTTTTGGAAAACAGAACGTAAGGTGTTTTCATCTGATTGATGTTGAATTGCATTGTTGCTTTGATGTGAGCCAATGTTTTTGCCACACGGTCAATCAGTTTCATATCAGTAAATACGTTAGCAACCCCACCAATATAATAGTTATATTTATTTGATATCAACACATAGCCATTCTTTGCTGTGTTAACGGTAGCTTGCGTGATTTGATTTAACTTTGTTCCTGTTCCGTCTGGTGAAGTGATTGTAGTTCCATTGGGTCCGTCAAGCAAAGCACCGATATTTGATACGAACATACCGTTCTGTTCTTTTTGATTATACGTACCGTCAATATAAATATTGTCTTTGTCAAGAGCAACTACCCGACAATAACCGTATTGTCTTAGCATAAACTCTAAAAAACAACTGTCCAATGTTTCGGGTGCGTTTTTATACGTGATTAAATTCAAGAGAAGATTACTCAAATAATCATAGTAAATATCATAATATTCACTTTCAATGATATGAAAGTTTGTTCCAAGCAATGTTTCATCTGTGTTCTTTTTGCCTTGTTTGCGCTGTATTTTATAAATTCTTCGTTCTATTTCGTTGATGTCTGTCATTGTTTTACCACCTTTCTAGGTATATTATACTAAAAAAGCCGACCAAAATAAATGGCCGGCTGTTTTAATGATTAATCAACTAATCAAAGTTACACATAATTGCTTTGGAGTTAAGCGACTGAACAAACATAAGAGCTGTCTTTTGGTTAGCAAAGATGTTCGTATAACGTTTCTTCGGATTGTTGATTGTTGATAATGTCAATGGAAGTTGGTCCCAAGCTTGAAGAGCGTCACGGTCAAGAATGATTGCACCAACCTTTGAACCGTCAAGTGTCTTTGTGGCGTCTGTTGCGTTTGGTCGTGCAATTGCACCTTGTTCAATTACTGAACCAATTGGGTGTTCTCGCTTGTCAACAAAACCGTCATCAATATCCTTTTGCACAACTGTATGAGCCTTATTATATTCCCAAACATCAGGAATTTCATCAACTTCGGTTACGTGAACTTTCGTGTTACGGAAGATTTCCGGGTTGAATGCATTCATCAAGAAGTCAATATCCATATCAACGGAATACTTGACCGGCATAATAACTTCAATATCTTCAACCATTGTTGCTTGGTTTACACGATCATAGTTAGAATCACGTCTGAAATACTTGAATTTGCGTGACCATTCAAGAATCTTCTTGCCAAGGTCTTTGATGTTCGTTACCGTATCTGTGCTAATCATCTGATCTGCAATTGGCTTTGCAAGTGTGAGTTTCATGTTGTAGAACTCGTCAAGCATTGCACCGTTTACCAGCTGCATAATCTTACCATAAACGAAAGTATTAAATTGCGTAAGGTTTTGGAAATAAATCGTATCAACCGTATCTTGAATTGTATTCGTACTTTCAATATCAAAATATGCTGTATACGTATGGCCTACCACACGACCAAAGTTTTGTGTAAATGGGTTTTCTGCTCCGTCTACAAGGTCAGGGCGAAAGACTTTAGGTGAAATTGTATCAAATACAACACTTTCCAACTTTCCACCATACGGAATGAGTCCTCGCTTAAAACGTGAAAGTGGGTTCTGTACCTTTGCAACTTTGATAAATACGTTTGCGTACTTAACCGCTACACTGTCAAGGTAATCAGAAAGTTGCTTAGGATTTTGCGTGAAAGATTTACCCCACGGAGTAAAATCTGAACCTGCTTGATAAGGTTCAAGGTCAAGTCCTGCACCTGCCACAGCGTCATTGAAGACTTCAACGTCTGTAACACCGGCTTTTGTTGTTTCGTTAATTGCATTCGCAAGTTTTGATGTTGCCATTTATTTAATCATTCCTTTCATCTGTTAATCGTCATAAACGTTAAGATTATCCAAAGCCCCGTCAAGTTTAGTCATTTTTTCATCTTCGGTTACACCTTTTGGCTGTCTTTGAATGCTGTCGTACATGAGTTTTGTATTAGCTTGTTTTACTCGCTCCATTCGTTCGTTGGTTTTTTCCATTTCATCAATTGCAGCTTGAGCTGTAACAACAATATCGTTAATCTTATCTTGTACTGTTTGCATTTCTTCCAAGTGGTCCGCCAAAATAGGAATTGCGTCATCACCAAGAGAATACAGATTGCCAACTTCGTTTACAACGTCAGTTGCGTTTAATTCTTTTAATTCGTCAAGTTCCACGTGTTGACCCCATCCTTTCTAGTCTGCTTGTTTTTGCACTAAGATACTTTCAAGCGGAGAGTTGCTCCACATACGTTGTACTGGGTTAACTTCCCCACGGTCACCGTTTACAGCTTTTTCTGGTCCGTTGACATATTGCTTTGTCCCGGCTTGTCCGGAATTAAGTGCAGATGAACCCGCAATTGTACCGATTGTTTCCGTTGTCGGTTTCATGTTCATTTCCATATGATTATTCCTCCGTTATTAAAAATAAACTTTTACATTCATAATTATATCATAAAAAAGTGGTGCTATCAAACACCACCTTTAAACATTACTTATTCAGTTTCTTTTCAACTTCATCTTTTAAAAACAAATCGTAAATTTTTGGTAGCCATTCATCAATCTTTGCTCCGTTGAGCTTCAGATTAGCACTGCAACTTTGTGCAAGCCCCAAAAATCCAATCATTGTAAAACCTAACTTGAAAATATCATATAAAATATAACTATCATCATGGGCTAAAATCTGCAATGCTTGTAAGAGCATTGGCATTAAAGCATAAGTTGTATTCCTGAGCATTCCTGAGATTAATGTTGATGAATTTATCGGTTTATGATTTTTAAGTCTGTATGCAACTGCAAGCAAAGTATCAAACAAAACCATGATAAAAAGTATTCCGCTGTCTGTATAACCGTTCATGAGATAGTGACATATTTCATTATACATTTTAAAACTCCTGTTCTGTGCATACTATTTTAAATTCAACGTTATCAACAATTAAAGTCCCAACAAGAGTGCATTCAATATCTTCTGTGGCGTTTTCGGCATTAAGTGATACTGTAACATTAACTTTTTCATCGCCACGAATGACCGGAAGATATCCGGCCATTTCAAATTTTTTGTCTTTTAGAAAGTCTTGATACATATACGCACCCGTCTTGCTTTCCTTTAAAATGTTGTTTTCGTTATCTAATAAAAAATAAGTATTGTTTTTATTCATAGGTATACCTCTTTATATATTTTAATTTATTTTATTGTGAATTTCAACCCGTTGATGTTTACTTCTTTTGTTATTGTATTTATCGACCAAGGTTCTGTTGGCAATGAATACATATAAATAAGAAACAGATATGCTGTTTCAAAATCTTCTGCTTTGAACAGTGGTTGTTCGTTCAGATATACTGTCATGTTTTCCTCCTTAATCGTGTTCAACCTCCCAACCATTCACAACGTAACGCTGTAAAAGCGTGACAATGTTTCACCGTCACTTGCTTTTGCATTGCGTTAACGTGAGAACGGTTAAACGGTCGGTTTCACAACTTGTTTTTAGTGAAACCATGTGTCAAACAACTGTGGTTCGCTGATTTGATTGATAAGTGAGCAGCAATACGTCTTGAGTGTTTTTGCTTTCTGCATATCATGAATTGCATTTTGAATTATTTCTTCATCTGATTGTGACAATGCAAACATTATAAAATCATTACTTTCTATCGGGTTATACTCTTCACTTGTTAAGTCAATTGAGTTATATTCTCCAACATTGATAAGGGCTTTCGTTAACTCTTTTGTTATCACAGTATCATAGAACATATTGTTGATACTGATATAATCGTTTTCCTGGATAAAATCGGGTATATTAACATTATTGATAACTCCTGTTCTTGTCTGTCTTAAAGGGTAGGTAAATGGGTATGCATGATAAAACCAGTTGATGTTGGAAAGATTAAGTGGCTTTCTTGTGTTTACATAATAAAACTCAAAGTCACCGCTGCCAATCACAAAATCTTGTGCATACATATTGTTTTCACTGTCATTGTAATTTTCACTTTTAAAAACAAACAACCAATATTGTTCATCATATAAAGGTTTAATTGAAACATAAACACGAAAACCTTGACTTACTATTGATGTCACTGATTTTTCATTGGAAATATCATAACAAGTGAACGGAGCAACAAGTTTTCCTGTTCCTGTGAACGTTCCATTATTTTCTGTTAAGTCTTGCACTTTTTCATCAATTGCAATATATGGTATTTCACTCATGCTTTTAACCTCCCAACATCATTGTCATTATTGCCATTCCAAACACATACATCAAAATAAGACTTGTTACAATGATTTTTGCTTTTCGTTCATGCATATATTCACCTCAAATTCTGTATTGATATACATGATAGTTTGAACCCCACCAAGTGGCATAATTTGCTAATCTTGCACTTAGTGTTGACTTGACAACACTCGGAGTTGACGATGTACATTCAATTGTTGTGCCTTTATCATCAATGATGAAGAGTGTATGTCCGTAGTCACCTAGTGAAGTGCCAATCCTGCCAACTATTATAACATCACCCTGTTTGTAATTAGGTGGGGTTCTGTTTCGTACTGACGTGTTCCATACAAGAGAATAACCGTATTTCCTAAGCCATGAATGAAGTGTTTCAGTGTTGCATAATGTATCGTCATTGATGTTGAGATACCTGGCAACACATTGAGAAACAAAAGCTGAACAGTCTGAATATGCTTTATCAGTCAATATTCTTGCACGTTTTGTTTGTGAATACTTTGTACCAATATTTTGGCATTCATTGAATAAATTCATCACCGCTTGAATGTTTCTTCCACCATGATTGTCTGGTGGCCTGCCATTGTTTTCACCTTGTCCGTCATCTGAACCCCAGTTCTTCCTTGTTCGATTGAAAAAAGACAAACAACCATTAACTGATAATTGCTTGTTTTTAGTGTATTCACTTGGCTGTTCCGTGCTTGGATTATCTGAACCCCATGAAACGTATTTATACCAAGATGAATAATTTGCAATACGATTAGAAACAGTATCTACACCACGTTCAAAGTGATTGAACCATGCTTTGGTCTGCTGTTGCCATGTAAGTTTGCGTGAATTGTGAATAAATTCATCAATCGTGTAATTATCAAACTCATCTGCAAATTGACCCCCGGTTGTATTTAACCAACTCTGTAATGGTCTTGATGTTGTGAGAATGGAGCATTGATATTTAATGCTTTCCTCGTCACTGTGCGTCTTATTGTAGTTGTATATTTCCTCATTGAGTGGAGGATATGAAAACTGAACTAACCCAACACCAAAGGCGTATGATGAAGAAAAAATAGGTTTTCTTCCATATTCTGTAATTTTAGGATTAAAGTTGCTTTCGGCACTCATGTTGTTCATTAACCCAATAATGCTTGTCTTATTCCAACCTAACGATAATAAAGTATTTGCTATCAGATTGATTGCTTTGCTTTGTTGCATATCATCACTTCCTAGTAATTAATTACTGACATAGATTTAAGTCGCTTGAAAAACATTGCTCTTGTCTTGACGTCTGTAAAATACATTCTATTATGCATTAAGCAATCTCGTGCGAACCAGTAACGCTCGTTGTTGATTAAAGGATAACCCGGAGTGACATCGTCATACGTCAATGCAAATTTGAGCTTGTATTTCAAGTCTGCTTTGCGTGATATGATTGTCATTCCTGTTTTAGAGTTGAAATACATACCAAAATACTGGTTATCCAATTTGAGAGTTGCTTTATACTCACAATTGTTATCCAGTTTACGCAGATAATCAGACAAGTTACCGACAAATACATTATCAAGCGATGAAGAACCCCCTGTTTCAATCATTCTTGACATTAAAGCCAAGGGAGTCTGCATTCGTTCATTATCTAATTCATTGGATGTTTGATACATAACAATCTTGATTGACTTATCTTTGTACTTGGTAATTTTGCCTGTAGGCAGGACCTCAAAATCGATAAAGTAACAATTAAACAGATTGGTTGAGTTTGCTAAAAAGATTGCTTTGTACTTTGTAAAATCACGAAAAATAGTCATTGCCAAATTCGTGTACATTGAAGTTTCTTTTTTCAGTTCTCTGTTCTTTAAATCAAGAAATTCATCATAAATGATTATTTCAACATCTTTATATGATGTTGATTTGTATTTACCCGCCGTGTTGAGTGATAATAAATAAATAACGGGCTCCCCGTCAACCATAATGAAATCTTGTTTCAACCCGTTAATCTCTGCAAAATTTCTGCTGACGGTTTTACCCGTTAGTTCTGATACCAATTGCAAGTCAATTCCAATAGTATCAATTTCAGTTTGATATCTTCTTAAATACACGGCTTTCGTGCCGTGTTCACAACATCTTTTGATTGTATCTGCAAATGCAGATATCGTTTTACCTACACCACGTGCGCCAAGGATAAAAGTTGTACTGTAATCATCTTGTGTGAAATCATAAATGTTAATGTACTTGTTTTTCTTTTTCATGTCGTACCTCAAAATCATATAGTTTATTGAGATACACAGTTGCCTTTTCCAAGTCCTCCCTACCATTTTTATGTTCATAACGTTTCAAGTATTTATACACATTGCCTTTTAAAAAACCTTTGTATTCTTCATCTGATAAAAGACTTTCCTCGAACAACTGTAAAAGGTCCTTACCGTCTTTTCCTTTGTATCGGTCAGGCTTTACAAGATTTTCATTAGAGTTATCGTTGTTTTGTTCATCACATATTGAAATGAAGTTATTCCATGTTTTGTTTAATTTATCCATTGAATATTGTAATTGTTGCAACATTTCATGGTATTCTTTACAATCAGTTTCTTCATTATACATTGTTAGAAAATCATCATATGCTGCTTGCAAAAAACGGTCATCTCTTTTTAAAATAGTTTCTGTTTGTGATAGCATTGCTACATCTCCATTATAACATAAAATTAGTTTTCTTTATAATATTCATTTAATCATCACATTCATCTTCAAAATATATACTAGATAAATGGTTTTGCCAATAAATCTCATCATTGAGATTATCGACTTCCGTTAATAACTCGTTAAATCGAACTTGTATCATCTCTGCAAATTTAAAAGCCTTGTCTGTTTCCTTTTGCTTAATCATACCTTTTAACAGAATGAAAAGTTCATCATCTGACAATTCGTTATTTTCCATGCTTATTCAATCTCTCTTTTCGTTTTTCAAAACTATATCACAAAAATAGTTACGTTCGTCAAGCAAGACTTCGTAGTTGTTTTGAGCACATTCGATTAACTCGATTAAATGTGCTTTCGTCATACGTTGTAGCGTGCTTTTTTCGTAAATCGTATTTCCACCATAACAAGCATTAAAATGTCCTGCATTAAATTTTGCTTTCATGTTTATCTTCTCCCATAATATCATTGATGTAAGGCAATTGCTTTAAAACATCAATAAGTTGTTTCCATTCTTCCAATTTATGACCTTTTCGCTGTTGGATAATTCTTGCAACAACTTCATAATTCATCATGATTGTACGTGTTTGATTGTAGCTTTCCGGCAACAATTGTACAATTGCATACCAAAGTTCTTTTTTGGCTTTAGCGTCTGTTTCTTTTAAACAATGTTCCCTTAATTGATTTAAATCATCAATTATGTGTTCTGCATAATTTTCATATGCATAAAGTTTATCAATGCTGAAATCTTCCAATTCAAAAGGCTTGTTCATCAAAGTGTACATTGTTGAACATGAATTAGATACAGTGCCAATCTTGTATTGGTCGAACTCTTTCCACCAATATAACGGAGCGTTAATGTCAATCCATACTGTAATCATTCTTGCATATTTTCTATGCTCTGTTCCGGACCTAAACAGTCTGTTCATCAATTTAAGGTCATTCGGCCCAACAACATTATCGATACTATCCATTCTTGACCAACTGTTACGTGAATTTCTCATACCCTTAATTGCCTGTTCAAAACCTTGTACATCTAAAATCTTTGCGTCTAACATTAGTATTCCTCCCTGTTGATTGTTAACATTTCATCAATGAATTTGATTGCTTTTTTGAATTTTTCATAATCTTCACTGAAGTGTTTACTGTCAGTCACATATTGTAATTCGTTATTTTTAACTCTGATACCAAATATCTTACGTGCAATTTCAGTAATAATACATACATCATCAAATGACCCTTGATAATATCCACCTCTGATATGATTATGATTATATTCGTGATTAAAATGACTTAACAATGATTTATATTCACTCAAAACAACAACATTTGCTCTTGGTGTAAAGTCAACAATAATTTCAATGTTCTCACCAGTTGACTTATATTTATCATTTAAGACAACATCTAATTTTTTTAATTTATTCCCATCCTGTATCATAACTACAAAAGGTAAATCTCCGCTTTCATCAATCTTTTCCATTACGTTATCAATCTTTTTCTTCATAGTTAATTCCCTCAAGTTCGTTATTCTTTTCAATATTGTACATAACTTTTTCAACTTATGTTTAATGTAAACTGTAGGTGTATCAATATAAGAAAAATCATCAATTTCATCAAACGTTGAAAATAACTCTTTTTTCTTCATATCATCACTCCTGTTAGTTTAAGATTTTATGAGCAATCTTTCTTAAAACTTCTGTTATTAACCATGCATTTAAGAATGTTGCAACTATAAAAAATGAAACTTGTATTGCCGCAATGACATTTCCCTCTAAAGCTGTTGCCAATAACAGTTTAGAAATTATGCCAGTTAAAAATGCTGAAACAATAAATGAGGGTATTACAATTATTATACCAAGTACCAAAACCAAAATAGCATACTCAATTTTCTTTTTCATTATTAATTTCTCCTCTTCTTGATTTAGGTGCACCCCACACAAGGTTATCAAGATTGCAATGTTCAATAATCTCATCTTTGTAATCAATGTGTACATTATTTGTATACATCTTCAAAAGTTCTTCTTCTGTTTTGTCTTTGCTCTCATTGCTGAAAAGAACAAGAACCAGTTTTGCAAGCAAGATTGAATAATCCTTACCATTTTCAAAATATACGTGACAAATTAAACCTTTTGAATATGCTTTTGGCATGATACGATAAAATTTATTCGGGTCTTTTGGATAACGTCTTAAAAACTTCCCACTGTCAGTGACCGCATAACCTTTTGAACATGGAATATCCTTTACACGTTCATTTTCTTCAAATGTATAAACTTCTCGTTTTGCTCTGATTCTTTTTGTCATTTTAAAGTCCTCCGTTAAAATCTTTATTGAAATCTTTCAATGTTTTGTTACTGTTGTAATGACCTAAACAACCCCATATGTCAAGCACCTTATCTCTTGTTGAGTTACCGATAAGGTGGTTTTTAACATCTACTTCCAATCTGTCGAATAAGTCACAATAGGGTAGTGAAAGATAAACTTCGTATCTGTCTTTATAAATTTTTTCCTCTTCGGGGTCAAGATAAGAATAACAAATTTCGTTATACGTATGATTATCAATAATGTGATGTTTTTTTACTTTTTCTTTTCTTCTTGTTGTTGAATTATAAGTTTCACATTCTGTTTCAACAAGGTACTCCTGAAAGTTGCGATTTCGATTAGGGAAAATCTTTTTAACTTCACCAAGCATTGTTTTAGTTGCATATAAATGTTGCATTATTCTTCCTCCTTGAATAACTCTTTGAAAATGTTTGCCAATACGTCAACAACAATTGAATTGCCTGCTAAAATATATTGTCTTGACTTGCTGAAACCTAATGCTTGAATTTTATCAATATCTTCATCTTTTACACCCATTAATCTAAATGTTTCTTTTGGTGTAAGCAGTCTTACTTTTCCATTGATTAAAATTTTCGGTCTTTCTTGACCACCACCTCCGCAAGTCAACGTTGGTGCAAGTGAATTAAGTCCGTAAATTCTTCGTGCCGCTTTATATTTATAACTGGTTATTTCTGCAACAACATTCTTTTTATTAACCATTTCAAATGGTTTATTACAATAATATTCTTGAGTTGCGTCACTTTCGTTTTCAAGGTAATCTTTTAAAGTCTTTTCAAGCGGAAAAGGTACAGGAAACGAAAAGCCTTGAGTATCATTTAAAATGGAAATACAGAAAACTCTTTTTCTTGTTTGTGCTACGCCATAATCTGTTGCTGATAATACTTTCCAATAATTGGTGTAGCCTAAGCTTTCCAAGTATTTCAACCATTCATCAAATTGTTGTTTGAATTTTTTATCGACTAATTGTTTTACATTTTCCAAAAGCAAATATTTAGGTCGCTTGACTTCAATGATTTTCTCACATTCATACAACAAACCACTTCTTGTGTTTTTGTTTATTCCTTTTTGATAGCCAGCAACTGAAATATCCTGACAAGGAAAAGAATAAGTGAATAAATCAAAGTCCGGTAAATCTTCCGGATTGATTTTTACAATGTCACCATAATTTTTAACGTTATCATGCAAAGCGTTGTATGCTTTGATTGCCCACTTGTCAATCTCTGAAATACCGACAACCTCATGTGGAATATTTTCATACTTAAGTGCCAATGACTGGCTCCCATAACCTGCAAATGCTTCAAATACCTTTAACATTATTGTTCCTCCTCTTCCAACATATCAACATAATCAAGCTTGACTTGAAGTAAACTATCTGACAACTTCTTAATCAACTCTGCTGTCTTGATGATATCTTCTTCGCAAGCAAATTCATGTTTTACTTTTGATAACATTTTCTTATTTGCAGACATATATTCTCTGTAAACATCTGCATAATTTCTTAATGAATTTAATGTTTCTTTATTCATCATTATTACCTCCTGTGATTTTATCTTATCTCATTATAGCTTGATTGTCAACAACTTTTTTATCTTTTTGCAAAATACTTTCGTATACATCAACAGGTGAACTGAACCCGTTCTTCAAAACCTTGTAACTGTTTGCAAAGTGGAAACCACCATGAACAAGATACGTTCTCTTGAATGGTAGCACAATCATTTCTTTATCTTTATATGAAAACCATTCAATACCGTGTTGTGAAATTTGATTAAATACTTCGTTTCGACCCTCCTGTTGAACTCCGGCAACTTTTATAATTGTACCCTCAATACAATCATTCTCAATGTATCTTTTAGCACCAAGATAAATAGCTTTATCAAAAAATGACTCAATTTTCCAGTGCTTGAATTTGTTGTCATCATATCTGATATTCATTTCTTTACACATTTTAGCATAAATTTCATCTGCCACATTGCATAATGTTTTATATTGCTGCGTATCATTTTTCCATAAAGCCTTTGCGTTTTGAACAAATTCTTTGCCTTGTTTGAGTTTTGAAGAAAGTTGTTGTAAATCGTTATAATACTTTCCAAAATAAATTATATGAGCACTGTCTGTATCAACATAAACTGTCCTTGCAACATTGGAGTTGTCAATAGTTTTGACAGTCATGTATAATTCGTTTCGTGCAATTGCTGTGATATAACTTGCAATGATAATGTTACCATGTTGTTCTTCTTTATATTTAGGGTTTTCAACTTCAACATATCTCATACCGTGTGCAGCGTCAAGAATACACATTGTAATATAAGGATGTCCGCATTCTGCCAATTTTCCGTATGCACCATTGAGAATGAGTTTCGTAACCATTTTCATAGTCTTGTTTCCCTCTTTGCCGTACTTGACTTTTTGGTCACCGAAGAAAGTTACAAACTTCTCAAACGGCATATATAGAATGCGTGGAAAGTCTACACCCTCGATAAATTCAAATTTGATGTTGTATTCTTGAGTAATATTATATAAGTCAAGTGCCGTAAATGATTTTTCAACGCATTTTCTTCCGTCTGGAGCAACACTTGTATCAAAAGTTGTTAAATCAACAATTGCCTGTTTGGAATTTCCTCGGCTGCCTTTCTTTGGAAAACATGGAAAATGTTTGTCTTTGAGTTTCATCTCATAAATACGAACTTTGAATGTTGCAAAATGTTCATACTGTTTAGTTGCATGATTATACCCGCTCTTGTATTGTTTTATCCACTTCATACATTCAATTGCGTTCATTTTAATCATTGTAGTCGGGTCGGGAAAATTGTTTAACATTGATGACGGATATAGTGAATTTGCGTCAATAGAACACCCTAATCCAAGTTCTTTATTGCCCTCACCAGGCATAACAAGTGTTGTCCCACCATAATATGCTTTGCGAAAATATAAATCATCTTCTTGCGTTAAACCTGTATCAAATATTTTACTGTAATTCTTTGTTCCGTTTTTATCATCTTGTTCAATAACTTTAACTTTTGTTTCTTGTGAAGAAAAAGCTCCTGATGTTAAACAAGTACCTGTATCATACTTGTTTTTCGTTTCACGATATCTTCCTGTATAGGTATCAAATTTACGTTTTGGAAACATTGTAGGAAGTTCACTTGCAATTTTTTCAAGGATATAAACGTCAACGTCTGCATATTCTATCATATCTGCAAACTGTTTTGTTTTTGACCATTCAGACAAATCGTGAAAACTGTAATCGGCAAGGTCCTTACGTTTTTGCAAGCCGAACACTTTTCCTAATTTATCCAGTGATTGAGCTAATAATTTAAGACTGTCCTTAAATTCAAAAACGTATTCAACTCCTTTGTAATTCCAAAGAAAAACCGCTGAATACCAAACACCAGTCGGGTATATTGACGCATGGTGAACGGGTGTAAACCTGTCATCAGATAACATTCTTGAATACAATGAGCTTGCGTCATATCTTAAATTGTGAAAATAAACACTGATTTTAGTAGCACCTTTATCCTCAAGGATTGCATTAGCATTAGCATTTTGACTTGCAAGTTCATCAAGAAACAAAGGCCACAAATTCATACCGTTTTTATCTGCTACAAAGTGATTGACAAAACGCTTTGTTAACTTCATCATACAGTCAGGACAAGTTCTAATATCTGCAATATCATGTTCATGATTGTTTTGAATATGATATTTTTCGATGTTTTTCAAGTTTCTTGTTCTTGACGCACCATATTTAACCTTGGCATACCCAATATAATATGGATATTTTTCAGTGCATAACTTCAATAAAAGGTCTTCTTTTTTGCTTTTAAGTTTTTTGATTTTACGGTTAAATGATTTGGTTGAACCGCCTTTGATGACTGTTTGCTCTTTCAAGTATTCTAATTGAGTGATTTTACTCGATACTTTTTCAAATTCATTACTTTCTTTGCTGTCATCAAAAAGCAACATATCTTCAATATCAGCAACATATGTTACCGATTTTCGCTTGAAAATTCCGTCAGCTATTTTTTCAACCAATTCATTATCCATTTTGTTTCTCCTTTATAAATTCATTCTATCATAGTTTTTGTAAAATTCTTTCAACTCTCTAGTGCTTAATTTATAACCATAATTTTTAGCCCGGGTCATATATCTATGAAAATCTTTCATATTCCAACCCTCAACAAACATAGCAAACTGACCTCTTGCACCAGGTGTTTTTGCTGTTGTACCTTTATAGTAACCAACAACACCTGTTCCGTCTGGCTTTTCGTAAGCCGTCAAATCTTGTAGTTTTGCAATAAAATCTTCATGACCCATAGATGAAATATCATAAATTAATTTCTGACCGGCTGCACCTAAAGCTCTACCACGACGATAATTTGCAAGTTCATTCATCTGCTTTTTCGTCATACCTTTTTCATATTGTGAAAACTTGTTAGGTGGCAACATTTGATTAGCAAGTTTTGTAACCATACCAAGTTCCTGTTTAATTTGTTGTGCCTGTGCTTTACGGTCATCATCAACTCTAGGGTCATCTTTGATATAAGTTACGTCAGGAGCTGTTGCAAACTCGGATAACTTATAAATAAATTCACCTTGTGATGTATATGTTTTAGCTGTTTTTTGCATTTTCATCAAAGATTGAACTTTACGTTTTTCTCTTGCTGTCATATTCTTATATTGACCCCATGTAGGAAGAAGTCTTGAATATGACTTATTTCTGCCTTGTGTATTTAGCCACTTACGAACTTCTTCTGAATTTTTAGTTGGTCTGAACCTTTGTTTAGTTTGCGAAACTTGATTAAAGCGTTGTGCATAATGCAAGTCTGATTGAATTTGCGTCAAGCCAGTCATTTCATACATATCTTTATCATCTTTTGTAAGTTCAAAAACTTCTCTTGCGTGGTTTACTAACTTTTTAGCTTTTCTTGGCATATTGCGATATTGTTCATATGTTGGTAAATCACCCGCAAAGTCTTTGTTAAACTGTCTTGTGCTGTCAAGCCACCGTTTCATTGTGACATCTTTTTTAGGTACATTTTGATATCGCTTTTTATTGTTTTGAATTGTACTTCTTTTCCTTGGCATTATAATTCCTCCTCATTTGTAATTGCTATACGTATATTATAATTTAGTTTGTCTGATATTTCAAGATATTTTTTGATTGATTTGCAAAATTATTCCCTTACCACCTCACTCCCCAGTAACACAAAACAATAGACTTATTACACTAATGTAGCTATTTACTGGCAAGAAACGTTACAAGGGCGGCGGGGTGCGTTAGCGGATTGGTTACAAAGTTAGTGGCTTGTTATACATAATGCTAGACTTATTAAGTTTAGATTTTAGGTTGCTGTTGGTTGATTCTTAGGTTGCTAATGTTTATATTTTGTGCTGACGTGTTTATGGTTGCGTTATAAGTTGTTTAGCTTGCTAATACGTTGCGTGTGCAGTTTGTACATATTTAGATTGGTGCTATAGGTTGTTTGGCTATGTATAGATTTTTAAGTGTCATAAGTTTATACTTGCGTAAGTGGTGCTTTAGCTTGGTAATTCGACGCGTGTGCTGTTTAGGTTGATAGGTGTAGTTTATGAAGATTTTGTGACATATTTGTTGGGGAATTGTGAAAAAAGTCGTCAAATGTTAACACC